TGCGTCTCCTCAACCTCGACCTTCCAGGCGTCCACCCAGCGATCACCAAAGTTGCCCGCCTCCTGGATATCCTCAGCTCCGCGGAAGGCGATGAAGTCCCTGGTCTCGCAGGCAGCCTCGCGCATGGCGTCTCGGACCTTGGTGCCGAGCTTGTCCATGTTCATCTTTATCTGGTTGAGGACATCCGCCTCGTTTTCCCACTGGACTCTCAGTTCCATGGCTAGTCCTCAAATGTGAGATCGACCTCAGCGTCCCTCGCCCACTTCATCATTGCGGCCTCGACATGCTGCTTTGAGCCGTTGGTTGCTGTCCTGATCATGCCAACGAAGTCGATGCGTTCCGCAGACTCTCTCCTCCTTTGGATAAACAGGAACGCTGACATTTGCCGCGGCGTCAGTTTCCAGACGCTGGGGTGTCGGGCTGCTCCGAGTTCCTCGGCCTCTGCTGCGATGCCGTAGCCTCCGCCCTTGAAGCGGCTTGTACGACCACTGTTATGGCCTCTGATGTCGCCGACGAGATCAACTCGTAGTCGCTTAGAAAAGGGCCGATACCATCGGGAAACGTGCACCTCCCCATTGCGAGCAACATCTTGATCTGCGGATGCAGACCCAGGTTACGGGCACGCCGCTCGACAATCTCGTGACCGAGAAACGATTCCTCATTCTCATCACGCTGACACGCTGCCAGGAACGCACCAGTCATGCCAGCATCCATCCCCTTCACGGGATGCTTGCCAAACTCGACCAGTATCTCGAATGCGTCCGGGTATCGCTCCATGATCCTCCCCAGGTCATAGCCCGATATCCCGTACACATCGATCAAGCCGTCGCTGCCGATGTCCACCCGCTCATGACGCGGCAGGACATCGAGCAGCGACAATCTACGAAGCATGCACAGCTCCTAGTGTGTGGTGTCGGTCGCGGTTCCGAAGCCTCCTGACACTTCGTCGAACAGAACGTCGCACTCGAAGTCGAACGCGCCCCACGAGCCGCTGCCAGTCGGCAGAAGCGAGATCGCCTTGCTTGGTGTGAAGAGGCAGGTGGGGAATTCGTAGGTCCACTGCGGACCGACGATATTGGTCGAGACGAACTTGAACGCAGCATAGATGAGCGGCTGCGACAAGACCGTGATTGGACTCGTTCGACCGCCCAAGATTGCCATGCCAAGGTTCCTGGCGGTGAACTCCTCCAAGATCATGGTGAGAGTCGCCGAGACCTCGGTGATCACCACCATATCCTTCTTGCGGATGCCGACGCGCGAACTGTAGTGCTCCAGACGGGTCGGCTTCACCTGGAATGTGAATTCGGTGATGTTGCCCGCATCCACATAGGCCGCGTCCGGGTTGAGTGTTGGCGGGATCAGCTTCACATAGCCGATGCCGCGGCCAACGACATAGTTGCCGACATTTGGCGAAGGGCCGGGAGCAATCATGATGCTATCTCCTTTTGTCGTTAGCGCGCTTGGAACAAGGGATAGTCGAAGACGTACAGCATCAGGAGCCACGCGCCGTAAGCTCCAACGTCTCGGCCGATCTTGAGAGATGTCGTGAATGAGGACAGATAGTGGGTGCCGCTGACCGTGACCAAATCAACGAGCACAGGATCGTTGACGATCACGCTATTTAGCAGATCGTGCCAGCGAGACAGCTCAGGCCCGATTGGGTTCTCGACCGAGCCCATGAGCGTGTTCTCGAAATTGTCCCGCTGTTCGAGCAGAATCATGATCTGCGGGTCCATCCGCCAGATCGTGGTCGGCATGCGCGGGTTCTTGTGCGGCTCCAGCGCCTGCATCAATCGCGCATCGCCATCGAACAGAGCAAACAACGGACGCGGCACACCGAGAATGCCAGCCTTCGGACTGGTCGGCACCGGATTGGGATTGCGCAGCGATGTCTGGACTTCGTTGATCCCCTGGCCAAGCGTGAACAATCGATCAAGGATCGCTTCACGCCGGTTCAGGGTTTGATCAACGCTCATTGTCTTACCGTAAGATTCCAGTAGAGGTGCTTGATGTTGTGCGATCCCACGGCATGTGGTGGAGCGACTTGCCGTAATTTCTCGTTTTCCAATGGCTTGCCGTTGCCGTCGAGGATCGGCATGCCGTCATCGTCGAGCTGCAGCGTGATCAACATTTCTTTCTCGTCGATGTCGATCTTTTCCCCGGTTATCGGGCTGATCGACGAGATGCAGTGATGGCGATCAGCTGGGTTGCTGACGCGGCCAAGCCGCTCCTCGGGGAAGAACCCAGCGTCGATGGCCATGACGAAGCGATCCACGCCCCCAGGCATGCGCAGGATCGCGAGATATCCGAATTCCTCAATCAGATCGAAAAAATCCTGGCGGATGTTTTCCATATCGAGCGGCATGGCTAGAACCTCACGCCGCTGTTGACCACGATCACGGCCGGGAAATTTCTGCGCAACAGTGCCTTGTAGCGCATGCCGTACTGGGTCTGATTGTAGTCGGTGAGTTGATCGGCTGATGGCCAGGGCGGCGTGGACCAGCTGATATTGAGCTCTGGCGTACCCTGACTGGACTTGATCGCCCCGGTGCCGCTGGCTCCGCGCATCAATGTCAGCTGCAGCATATGCGCGGCGTAGAGCTGGACTCCGAGCTGCAAATTCTCGTCGTCGATCCAGTAGGTGCCATCAGTGCCGCAGGCGACCCTTGCCTCCTCGATGGCGAACTCGATCTCGCCGTCCTCGAAGCGGCGGAATTGCTTGAAGCGCATCTTCATGCTGGAGGCGGTCGGCAGATCAGTCATGGCGTGTTCTCCGTCGCCAACACTGTCATGATCCCCCACGAGCCGCCGATGATCTCGCCGCTGGCGTTCTGGATTGTGGCTTCGTGATAATAATTTCTCAGCATGGCGAGGGTGTCCGCAGTGTGCATCTGCACCGTGAAGCTGAGGGGCGAGTCGATGCCGACAATATCAGGCGTTGGGCTCTCAAGTGAACTCTTTGCGATCAGTAATTCGTCCCGCTTGGGGATACCTTGAAACTGGCTATAGACGTTCCAAAAAATTTTTGTGTCAACCAGCGACGGTGTTACGATGGGATTGACGATGAATGTGATGACCTGATTGTACCCGGCAGGTATTGAAAAATTCTGCGGTGTCATCATTGAAACGGTGATGCCGTTCATGGGTCCACCTTTAGCTTCGGGTCGATCCTCGATGCTTCTAGCACAGCATCAGGCTTCGACGCTTCCAGCTCAGCGCTGGTTTTGGACGCCTCCAGCTCGGCGATAGTCCTCGACGCTGTCAGCTCGGCGCTGGTCTTCGAAGCTATCAACTCAGCGCTGGTTTTGGACACTTCCAATTCGGCGCTGGTCTTCGAGGCCAACAACCCGACACTTGGTCTCGACGCCGCCAGCTCGGCCTGGGTCTTCGAGGCCAACAGTGTAGCGCTGATCTCCCAAGCCCTGAGATACTTGAAGCGTGGTCGCGCCTTAACAATGGCTGTTGCAAGCCGGATAAACTGACTTATCCCCAGACTTATCTCGATCACGAAGGTGGTGACGTGGTGAACGCTGGCCTGGAAGGCGACTGCAATCGACGTGCTAAGCGTGATGGTGACGCCCGTGAGCGCCGCGGCGAGGAGCTTCACGTTCTGCGGCGACTGCACCAAAATTCTGCGGGCACTCATTCTCCGCAACGTGACCAGCTCGTCTTGGCTCAGCGTAATAGTCTTGGCCGCTCGCTCGATCAGGCTGATATTTTGCGTGGTGAGCAGCATCGTGCTGACTGTCTTCGCCGCCGTTCTCACGACCGTCACGGTCTCGCCGATCAGGATCACGCGGGTGCGCGGGAAGGTGTGCCGAAGGATCAGGCTCTCACCCTGGCTGATGGTGATGGTCGCATGGCGGAGCCCACCACCGAGCCCAAGGGTGACCAGCTCCGCGGTCGAGACCTGGATCAAGTGCCCCATCCTCCGGGCGAGGCTCACCAGCGAGCTTTGGGCGACCGTCAGGGTGATCTGATGCGCCGCCCTAGCTAGCAGCGTGACGGCCTCGCCCTGCGTCAGGACGATGGCACGTAGCTTGGTCTGGACCCTCGCCAGGGTGACCAGGGAGGGCGAGGCGATGGTGATCAGCCGGGTCCTGGCCACGGAAAGGCCAAGGGTTACCACCTCGGGGATTGCGACCAGGATGGTGCGGAAATGGGCCGCCCGTGCCGTCAGGGTCACCAGCTCGGACTGCAGCAGCTGGATGGTGCGCCGGTAGGCTGATCTTGCCGTCAGCGTGACCGCCTGCGCTTGCGAGATCAGGATGGTCTGCGATGCCAGCCGCCTGAGCGTCACCAGCTCGCCAATCGATACCGTGATCGTCCGCAGGAACGCCTTGGTTGCGGCGAGCGTAACCAGCTGGGAACTGGAGATTAGAATGGCCCTAATGTGCTTCGCCCCTGCAGTCAGGGTGACAAGTGACGGCATGGCCAGGGTAATTAGCCGCCGCGTGCTCCGTAACAGGCTGATCGATTGCGGAGACAGGACCGTGATCACCAGCTTGCCGGAAGCGAGTGGGATCAGCGTCACCAGTTCGCCTATGGCGACCAGGATGGTCTTGGCCGATGTCCTCGTCAGCGTGACGCTCTGACCAATCGAGATCGAGAGCGTCCGCAGCGCGCTCCGCACTCGCGATAGCGTTACGGCTTGGGCCTGCAGGATCGAGATCAGCGCCTGCTTTGATGACTTAAAAGTCAACGTCACCAGCTCGGCCTGGGTGAACACGATAGTCTTCGTGTACTGGATTGCCCCACTGATGTACTGGGTGGCCAGCGTTACAAACTCACCGATCTGCACCGTGATCGTACGCTGCAACCGGCGCAGTGCCGACAATGTGACCAGCTGCCCCGTGCTGACCAAGATTGTGCGCAACGCCGCCTTGATCGCCGTCAGTGTCACGAGCTGAGGCTGACTGAGCAGGAAGGTGCGCGACAATGATAATCGCATCGCCAGCGTCACGAGCTGGTTAGTCATCACGTTGATCAGCACCTGACCTTTGCCGAGATAGCTGAGCGTCACTCTCTCTGGCCATGCGATGGTGAAAGTGCGAGACAACGACAAGCGCATCGCCAACGTAACCAGCTGATTGGTCGCCACCAGGATGCCGCGCACGCTCTTGCGAGCGAGTGTGACGAGCTGGCCCTGTCCAAGCGTTATCGTCCAGACGTGCGCACCGACTCGTGTCAGGGTGACGAGCGACGACTGCGTGACAGTGATCGTCTTGAGCGCAGCCTTCATTGCATTGAGTGTGACAGTCTCCCCAATGCTGATGATCAAAGCCTGGATATGCGCAGCCGATCTAGCCAGCGTCACCGACGAGGACTGCGACAAGCTGATTGTTCTGAGCGCCGTCTTGATCGTGCTGATCGTCACGCTTTGCGCGATGCTGGCGGCAATCGAGACAGAATGAGCTGCGCGCTCGACTAACGTCACCAGCGACGACTGCGCCACCGTGATCAGCCGCAATGCGGCCCTGAGCATGGTCAATGTGACCGTCTCGCCGATGCTGATCACAATGGTGCGCGGATGAAATGCGCTCCTCGCAAGCGTCACCAGCTCCGCGATGGTAACGACAATAGCCTGCTGGGCCTGCTTGATCCGCGCTAGCGTCACCGCCTCGCTCTGGGATATGGCAATTGCCAGGGTATGAAATGCCGTGCGCGCGAGAGTGATCAATTGCGCCGTAGCCACGCTGATCGCTTGTCTGGCCTGCTTCAATCGCGCCAGCGTCACGAGCTGGGCCTGGGCCACATTGATTGCGGCTGGATGCGCCGCCAGCCTTATGAGCGTGACCAGCTCCCCAATGCTGACCTGAATGGCGGCAATTGCCTGCTTGATGCGGGCCAAGGTGACAGCCTGGGCCTGGGCGATGGTGATATTGGCGAAGTGCGCAGCGGTACGGACTAAGGTGACGAGTTGCGCCGAGCTGATCGTGATGGTGCGCAGCGCGCGCTTGATCGCGATCAGCGTCACCGTCGATGGCTGGGTGATGAGAATAGTGCGGAGATATCGCCCAACCTCCGCCAGCGTCACGAGCTGGGCCTGCAGTACCGTGATTGTCTTAGTGAACTGTTGCGTTCCTGAAATGAACGTCGGGACCAGCGTCACCAGCTCCGCGATGCTGATGGAGATGGTGCGTAGAGCGGCCTTGACCCGCGTGAGCGTGACCAGTTGCGATGACAGGATAGATATCGTGCGCCGGTACAGCTCAGTTTCTGTCATCGTGACGAGCTGAGCTTGCAGCACCGTGATGGTTCGCCGATAGAACTCAACCTCCGTCATGGTCACGAGCTGCGCCTGGAGGATCGTCTCAGTATTGGCGATGGCCCTCCGCAGGGTGACGAGCTGGGCTTGCGTGATTTGCACCGGCTGCGATTTGGCAGCAAGACGCACGAGCGTGACCAGCTGACCATGTGCGCTAGTGATCGCTCGCGAGACAGCCTTGGTCCTGGTCAGGGTGACAAGTTGGCCGAAGGGGGCTGTGATCGTGCGCCGGTAGAACTCCGTCTCCGTCATGGTGACAAGCGGCGCTATGACGACATTGATCGTTCTCCGATAGAGTTCCGTCTCTGTCATCGTAACGAGCTGGCCCTGCAGAATTGTCTCGGTATCGACAATCGCCTTCCGCAGCGTAACCAATTGGCCATGGGCGCTGGTGATGGTCTTTTGCACGGCCTTCAATCGTGCCAGCGTCACAGTCTCGGCGATGGATATTAGGATTGTCCTGAGCCTCGATGTCAGCGTTGTCAGCGTAACAAGCTGCGCTTGAGCGATAGTCTCGGTATCTCTGATCGCCTTCAACAATGAAACCAGCATGCCCTGACTGATGCTGATGTTCCTCAGCGTTGCCTTGATGCGCGCCAGCGTCACTGTTGACGGATGCCCACTAAGGATCGTGCGCGGCAGTCTTTTGCTGATGGTTACCAACTCACCGATCTGCACTGTAATCGTGCGACGATAGCTTTCGATCTCCGTCATCGTCACGAGCTGCGGGGTCGAGACCAGGATAGTACGGAGATATTTCCCGATCCTGGTCACGGTCACGAGCTGGCCAATCGAGACGCTAATTGCCTTCCCGACGCTCTTGATGCGCGCCAATGTGACCAGCTCTGCGCTCGATACAGTGATCGTCCGCAGTACGCTTTTGATCCTGGCCAGCGTCACTGACTGCGCCAACGCAACAGAGATCGTCCGCCGCGCCGTCAATTTCGGCTGGACTAAAGATGCTGAGAGTTTCTGCGAGCTTTGATTGATCTGGACTTGCGAACCGGCGGCATTGGTGACAAGCGTCCCCGATCTATCGGTTACCCAGATATTCGGATCGTCGGGCGCAACAACATAGAGAGTGATCAGATATTGTGTCATTTCCTCTGATACGCAGCCCAGAACGTTCCATTCTGCATCCATCCCGGCGCAATAGCTTCATCCAACTTCTGTTTGAAGGTAATCGAATCAAACCCATGATCCAGGATCATTTCGTTGACATCGATGCCGTCGTCGGCCCACTCACCGCCCTCGACCGGCAGGCAGCGGGTGTGATTGTTGACCACGAACAGCTTGCCCTCCGGCTTCAATACATACGCGATTCGGTTCAATGCATCTCGCAGATCGATGCAGTGTTGCAGCGCCCACACCGCGATCACAGCGTTGAACTTGTTGGCTTGGCCGAAAAATATGAGATCAAACATCGACGGATCACAAGCGATGAACGCAGCGCTATCGACCAGCGAGGTGGCCAGCGCTCGCATGTTGGGCGAGATATCAACCCCAACCACCTTGCAATCGAGCTTCTGGATCAACGGTTTCGACAAGCGGCCAATGCCGCAACCATAATCGAGAACCAGATCGCCCTGATTGATATATGGTTCCATCAGAGCGATCAGCGCTGGAGTTTCCTCGTCCCAGCGCTGCTTGACGGTCATCCCCTCAGTCGGGGTCACGATGATGTGGGCAGCTTCCTCAACGGTCTCGATATCGATGAAGCGCGCCGGATCGTAGGCAACTTTCTTTAGCTCTGGTACCAGCATTTGTTCCTCACGAGATTGAAATGGGTGGGGGCTGTGAAGCAGGAACATACTGCTGACGCTGTACCGAGTCTGTAGTCGCCTGCATGAAACCGTTGAGCCACGCAACGAATATCTGCAAGGCCGGAACCGTGAATGGTGGCGGCGGATTCTTTCCGGCAATCAGCGTGTTGTTATAGGTCTCCGCGATCCAGGACATGAGCTGCTGAGCGTCTGCATCGCTGATCGTGTAGTTCTTCGTCCCATTGATAGTGCCGCCGCTTGGCCACACGATGTTAGCTGGCCAATTGACTGGTGGATTCGCTGGCAAGGCCGCAAAGCCGGATGAGGTGATCGCCATCGTTCCCATGTGGTCCTCACGCTATGTCGTAAACTCTGAACCAGCTCCCGGCCTTGACGGTGGTGGTGGTGCCGCTGCTGGTATTTTGGGCCGCCCTCACGGTCAGAGCGCCACCCGCGTTGACAGCAATTATTCCCCGAATGATAACGCGCCCACTACTCGTCGATGACAAGACACCAGAAGCAACCACGGCATTTAATGCAGTACCCTGTCCGCCACCCTTAATAGTTTGATTACTGTCATCCATAAGAAATCCGTCGTAAAGAATGCTGGTTGCAGTGCAAGTCCCACCGATTGTGCATTGAATGCCACCGGCCCCAGCAGCAATAAACAAATGCGCCTCAAAAACATAGTTTCTACCTGCTGTGACGGTGACATTCAAACCTGAGCAGACGCTGATCGTTGTATTACTCGTCCAGGTCACGTCGGTGGCGACACGCTTGAGTCCGCCCCACTGGAAGAAGCCGCTGATGTCTGCGGCTGCACCATTACCGAAACCTAACACTCCCGCCGCGATACGGCTGATCCCAACATCCGGGGTGTTCCAACCCAAACAAAGGCCAGAGGCGAGAATAAGTTGGTTGGTGAGCCAAGTGCTCTGTGTGGCCCCGGCCACCTGCATGTTTGTGCCAGCGGAGTTGATATTCAACGTACGCTGCGTGCCGGTCCCCGCATTTTCCGTTCCCAGATAAAGGACGTTGCTGCCCCAGCCGAATAATCCTCGTTCATAGTTCGATGCGTCAGTCCAGAAGTTGTAGACGCGAAATATTTGCGCGGAGCCGCTGTTGCGTTGCTCTATTACATTTCCGCCTGGATTGAAGAGGAATGGGGCGGTTGCTGAGTACAAAAAGAGCTGGCTCTGCAAGCCTGTCGTGCCCACACCCGAGTTTCCCCAGCCAAAGCTACCCTTCTGAGTGCCAGCCGCGTCGTAGAAGTCTATCGTGCAGAATCCACTGGTGCTGTTGTTCTGCATCACCAGCGTGGCACCGGAAGCATTGTTTTGCAACGTGCTCTGACCGGTGCGCGTGACACCGTAGTCGTAGATGCTAGTGCTACCGGAGTTCATCCGAATGTTGGATGCGAACGCCAACACCCCGGCTGCATCGACGCTGAATTGCGAAACGCCACCGACCTGGAGATCGAGCAGCCTCGATGCCGCCGCGTGACCGGTGTCGGTCACGTTCATCCGAATTGCGGTGAACGTGGTCCCGCTGGCGTTCCAGGTGTCGGTGAGGTTGTTAAGAGGGACGCTCACTGCCGTTCCCCGGATGGGGTGGCGACTGCTCCATAAGCTGCTTCGCTTGCACCTTCTGGGCCGCAATCATGATCTTCTGATCGATTGGCATAGCGACCTCGGCCGCTCGCATGCCCTGCGCCCGCACCGCCGCGTCGAGCAGGCCGCGCAAATTAAGAGCTTCTTGCTCGGTCAGCTCAAGGATGATGTTCACGTCAGCCTCAGTGGGTGATGATGGTGATGTCGCTTCCCGTAGCTGACACTACCACGAAACATCCGACCTTGAACGGCCACGGAGTGACCACTGCCACGTTCACCGTGCTCTTCGAGACATCGATCACAGCCAAGACCGTGCCGGTGGCATCCGTGCCGTCATAGATGGTCATGGTTCCGACTGCCGCCGTATTGATGCTGATGGTGGAAATCCATCCTCCACCAACCTTAATCAGCGTGCTGCCGTTAGCCGCGATGTGAGTGACGGCCGCCCCGCGCGGATCGGGCGTCAACCAAACCGGGTTGGCGTTTCCTGGGACCAGATTCGGAACTGTTTGTGCTGCAGCTGTGCCAGTGAAAACCAGCGCCGCGAGCAGCGCTATTAGGTGAGTTGGTCTTTCCATGTGAACAAGATGCTGTCGTTGTTGTTGAGCGCAATGCCAGCGAAGTCAGCATGCGCGAACAAGCTTCCGCCTTTCGCTGTGGTGTTGGCATAGGTGGCGGTCTGGGAACCGAGCGCGGCATTCGTATTGGCCAGACCGTCCGCGCCGCTGGTGGCTGTGGCACCAACGGCATGGGCCGCGCTGGTCGATCCGAGTTGCGCTCGGACGACCGTCAGAGTCGTGCCGCCTTGACCGGCGGTGACCAGCTCAACCTCATTTTCCACCTGAATGTAGAAGTTTCCGCTCGCTGGTCCAATGGTGGCCGCCAGCGTGATGGTGGTCGCTGCCGCCGCTTGCGACGAAGTCGCGATGGTCGTGGTGCTCGCCGCGGTCGTGGTGTCAAACAGTCCCGCCTCGGTGATGGTCTTCGCGTTGGTGGCAGTTATCGTGCCGGTCACCTGATAGGTGTCGGCCAGGAACGAAGTCAGCACTAACGATGAGGTGCCAGCCACCCGCGCCTCGGTCTGCGGTCCAAACAAAGCCACGTCACTGTTGGCGCTGGCCGTGGTAGCACCTGATCCCCATCCGATATTCTTCGGCTCAGTGGGCGATCCTGCTGCCTTGACGAATGCCCAGATCAGAGACCGGCCGGGAAACGTTGCGACTGCACTGTTAGCCATAGCTAACCTCCGATTTGCTGCGGCGAGCATCGACCAGATCGATCAGCTCATCCCGTACCTGCTGCATCACGCCACCCCAATCACCGGTCTTGCTTTGTCGAAATAGACGCAGCGATGGATACCACGGACTATCTGCTCGATCATGCATCCATACCCAGTACGGATTCTTGCAGAGCACCACCCAGGCTGGGACACCGAGCGCGCCACACAGATGCGCCATCAGCGTGCATGAGGTGATGACCAAATCCATCTGCAGGATCGCAGTGGTAGTGACCAGGATGCCGCGATTGCCGAGCTGCGTGCCGAGATCGCACACGAGATCGCGCGCACCGAGGCGCTCAATGTCCGCCTGTCCATGCCCGACCTGGAGGCTGTAGAGCCACACACGCGGGTGCTCGGCCAACGGCAGCATCAGCTCCAGTGGGATCGAACGCTCGCCGTTGCGCTCCTGCTCCGGGTTGCCGGTCCAGACGATGCCGACCTTGAAACCATTGGGATCGAATGGCGCTGGCACATCGGCCTTACCCATCCGCATCTGTTCTTCGGCCCGCAGACGTATCAAGCCGGGATCACTCCGTAGCCCATCGAGCGTGCAACGCGAATGCCATGGCAAACTGCCGATCACCACACTGTAATCGCATTCCGGGATCGGTGTACCCTCTGGCACATACTCGCACATGCCACCACGGAAGAAATTCCAGAACAGCACTGCGATCTCGTGCGAGCAGCACAGATAGACCTTGCCGGATTCACCGACCTGATACTTCAACCACGGCAGCCAGCGCGAGAACATCACAGTGTCGCCGAGACCTTGCTCGACACAAGCGAAAATACGCTTGCCCTTGATATCCTCGCCCTTCCAATACGGTGCCGGGAAATTCGGGTAGACCTTCTTGCCTTCCTGCTGGCGGAACGGGATGCGGGTCTCGTACTCTTCCCAGCCGCGCTCATAGTCGCCGAGCGCCAAACGCATCATCGAGCGGCACCACTTCGCGTTCAGATAATTCGGATTGGTCTCCATCGCCTTGGCAAAGCACTGCTCCGCCTCCTCGTAGCGACCAAGGTCGTCCAGGATCAGAGCCTTGACGTGGTGCGCCTCCTCGATTGCACCCATCGTCATCGAGCGATCAGCGCAGGCCAGCGCCTCCTCGTACTGCCGGGCTTTCCAGAACAGCGCCGCCATGTTGGCCCACAGCTCGCGTGAGTTCGGCTGCACGGCGATGGCACGCTTCATCTCCACGATTGCGGTGACGATGTGCTGATACTTCGTGCCCCGCATGAGCGCGATCTTGTTCAGCTCCGTCACCGCCTCATGGACGGGCCGGAAGGTGTCAACTCGACGCTTGGTCGGAAGCTTGACGACCTTGGCCATGCTCACCCCGCTGGCGGGGCAGGCGGTTGCTCGCCCTCTTTCGACATCGTCGCGAATTGCACGATGATGTCGGCATCCTGCTTGAATAGGTCCTTTGCTCCCGGCACATCGGGTCCCTTGAACCGCAGCATGATGCTGCCGTCCGAAAGGTCTTTGGACACGAGCTGAACCTCGAACACATCAACTGTGACATTCATCTCGACGCCATCGACGGTCGCAAGGGCAGGCGCAGTCGTCATGTGCGGATTCTGCGCGGTGTATTCTGCTTGAATCATGTTCGCCTCACCTGATTCCTGATCGTGATCAGCTTGATAAAGGCCCACTTGATCGTGAGGATGCACTGCCACAGCCAACGAGGCATCGACGATGTCAGCTCACCAAGGTCTTTGTCACGCTTCCGATACGCCCCGCAGTTCGGGCAGATAGGGCCGACCGGATGATTGTTGCACGCAGGATTGGGATTAAAGCACCCAGGCCAACCGACCTGAGTATGAGTGTCGTTCTTGTAGACGCCTGGAGCCTGACAATTCCAACAGGCGTGGATGATCGTGCCCTCTAGCGTCTTGCGCGTGATGCCGAAGACGACATTGGCTTCCTGCGGTTTGCTCGTCATGCGGCACTCGGCGTCAGCGCAAGATCGCTCTTCGGTCCAGAGAAGACCGCAACCACGTTGGGATGGAGCTCAATATTCCTCACGGTCTCACCCGGATGGATCATGACCTTGTCGCCGTAGAAGTCGTGCACCACTCGCGGGGCCTTCTGGTTCTTGCTGGTGATGTCGTACTTCGTGGGCCTCACCTTCTTGTTCTCTTCGGCCAATTGATAAAGCCGCTCTTCATCAGGTGTCCTCTCCTGCATCTGGCGATCAACGCCATCACGCGGAGCCGGAGGTGGACCTTTCACATCGTTGGTCCACTCCGGCTTCCCTGCCTTTGTTTCTGACATGGTTCCTCTCCTTCGCACTCTAAAAAACTCACTCGCGCAGCAGCTTATGGCGAGTTCACACCGGAGATGCCGTCAATATAGCGCACGGCACCCGGACGCCGCACCTCGACCGAGCCGACACGGAAGATGCCGGGGATATCGAAGGCGAGCGCGCTGCGCTGATAGACCGGCAGGAAGCGATGCGGCATCGGGACATGAAGCTTGAGCACGCGCGGATCGCGGCGATACACGATCATGCGGCCACCACCGTCGCCACCAGCCGTGTCGAGGCCGAGCACACCGCGCAGCTTGAGCGGAGCGCCTGTGTTGAAGGTGTACAAATTGTACTTGGCCAAATAGTCGAGCGCATTGCCGTAGGTGTTCGGAATGCGGATGTTGGCGAGGCGTTGCAACGCGCTGATCGGCAGCAACACAGTGTCCGCCATCTCGACCGTCAAGCTGCCGGTGTAGACGCCGGTGAGAGCATCTTGCACGTCGCCGATGATCTCGTCCGCGGTCTTCTTCGACCAGAGAGTTGATCCGGCTGCGCCGGTCTTCGCGGTGACCACGGTCACGTTCGGATTGTTGAACAGGCCGGTGACGCTCTTGCTCGCATCGCCACGATACGCGTGATTGTCCATGAACATTTCGTACGCGAAGCGGGCTGCCTCGGCACGCTCGGCGGTGAGATTGAGACCAGGGATCATCATCGCCTGCCCCAACTCTTCGAGCGTGTAGGTGTAGCCAATGCCCGCCATTTCGATTCCCTGCTCGAACTTGTTGCGGTTGATATCCGCATAGGGAATGTCGGTGGCGAGATGGTTGATCCAGTGTGCCTGACCAACCTTGTCCAGAGAGTAGTAGGTGACGCTCTTCGCCCACTCTCCTGCCGAATTGTCGATTGGCAGAAGCTGCGCGTAGATAATTTCGGGGTACTGAATCCGATAAACTTCGGACTCAATGTAAGCGGTTTGGCTGACGAGGAAGCCAAGCGCTTGCTGTGGGTTGTCATAGATGTCCAAACGCATTGCGGTCTCCTATTGTTTGAGGCGCTGGCTTCGCTCCTGATCAGACTGCCCGGTTGCCTGCGATCTGACCGAGCCGCAGCAACGCAAGCCCGCCAGATGCAGCTCCAGTCATCCAGCGCGCGCCTTCCACGGCGACCGCACCCGTGCCGAATTGGCCGGTGGCAGCGTCATAGTTAACGGCGGAGGTGATGGTGACGGCACCGCCGACGATCACCCAGATGTCGCCCATCACAACGATGCCAGCGTTGTCGTACTGGGCATACTTGTCGAGCGTGAGCGTCTCGGAGCGTGGCAGAGTCTGATCGGCGCGCGTGACGCCGACGAAATCGTTGCCTGCAAGGATGCAGCCGCGGTCGGCAACTCCCTGACTGACGGCGAGGCCAAAGCCGATGCCAGCTGCGGTCTCGACGATGCGAGTATCCGTAATGGCCTCGGTTTCCTGGCCGAGCATGCCGTTCTGCGCGATTGGCTGGTAGCGAGTGTAGGTGGTTTGAACCGGGGCTGGCTTAAGCATGAGCCCATCTCCTTTCTAAAGGATGATCGATGTGGTGGAGCGCCTTATTGCTTCCAGGCACCCGTGATGTGCTTGACGTACTCGTTGTACGCCGCGTCCTTCATCTGCTTGGCTGATGGCTGATGATCACCGCCGCCCTGGCCAAGCAGGTTCAAGCTGTCGGCAAGCCGATCAGTGCCGTTGCGCGGCTTGACGTTGGCGATAATCGCCTGGAACGCGCCAGCGATGGCCTCGTCCGTGGCCAGTGCCTTCGTCACGGCATCACCGAGCTTGGCGGTGACGACCATGCGCCTGATCTCCGCTGGGTCCTTGCCGTCGAAGTTCACCTTGCCTTCCATGACGGCATCGGCCTTGACGATCAGCTCGGAGAGAGCCTTGGCCGCAGCGTGGATCGCCGCTGGGCTGCTCTTCGCCCTCTCGTCCTCCAGCTGCTTGGTAAGAGCCGCGACCTTGCCGAGCGCCGCGTCACGCTCGCCGCGAGTCTTCTTCTCTTCGGCCTGCTCCTCTTCGGCGCTCTCGCCGGATTCCTCGTCATCGTCCTTCTTCTTGGCATCGGCCTGCAGCTTCGCAATGTACGACTGCACATGCTGAGCCTCGTTCTCGGCCAGCTCAACGAGACGATCACCGATCAAGATTCTCGCCATGTCGTTTTCTCCTCTATCCTGGTCGTCCCCGATACGAAGACGCGATCCGCCTCTGGCTGCGGGGACGACGGCCAGATGATTCCCGCGTATCGCTGTCTGTGTGGCGTCATAGACTTCGCCGTCAGGCGTCTTGCCGCGACCCCATTTCAGATCGCAGCCGTAGCCGACCGAAAGCTCACAGATGCCGTGCTTCTCGTAAGCCTCGATGGCTGCTGCATCCTTGATGATCAGCGGCACCCGGATGCATTCGCCGTCACGCGCGACATCCTCGCCGGTGTCGCCGACCGCATACTGTTTCCAGTTGCTGGAATCGACCATCATCGGGGGGTGATCGAGCGTGACCGGCAACGTCGCCATGCTCCTCATGGCGCGGCGATCAAACACTTCCTCCGGCGGGCGATAGACGCGAACAACCTGTTTGTCTGGTATGCCCAGCTCGTGCCCTGAATAGAGCTGAATTCCAGTGCGCGCGATGCGGGCGTTGGCGACTAGGTAGCCGTCTTTGGTTTTTCGGACGGCATCGACGACGAACGCATCCCGCATTTCGAGGTGGGTGGCAGCGTCATTGTAATCGTCTTCGTCATCATCCCTTTCCTCGTCGTCCTCGTCGTCATCGTCGTCGTCGGGCTTGCGGCGGGCGTTCCAATCACGCCCGTATTTTCGGATGGCTTCCTGATCATCTGTTTCCATCCATGCGTCGTAGATGCTGTGACACAAAGCATCGTTGCCAACCCAGAGCGGATCAGCCGAATCCCAATTCTCTGGCAGCAACTCGGTCTTGCCAAGCGCTGCTGCGCGCTTCTTGATGTGCGCCTTGGCTGCTGCCTTGTTGCCAGCTCGGCCGAATGCCTGGATCGCGTTCTTGAGATCGGCCTCGTTCTCGATTGGGAATCCGCCACCCTTCATGGCCTTGCCGGATTTCGCCAGCTCCTTGCGGCGCTCCGTCGAGAACTCCTTGTCTCTTTCGTCCCTGCCGTTCCATCTGCTCATGACAACCTCTCCATCAGTTGCCTTGCGCTTTTTCTTCTTTGCTTCGCGCTCCTCGCTCAGGGCGATGGCGATGGCCTGCTCACGGCTGGTGACCTTTGCGCCTGATCCACTGCGCAGCTCGCCGGTCTTGAACTCATGCATGGTCTTCTCGACGCCGGGCATGATCTACCTCGCGCGCACGAGCACGCGCGCACGGCTGCCCGTGGCGCAGTTCGCCTGTTGATGTTTAGAAAAAAACAATGTGCCGCTAGGGACGGCTGCCGTGTACGGCATTCCCCAACCTGCGCGGAGCCCCTCCAGGTCCGCAAAGAAGCAGCATCGAGGAGTCCTTTACTTGACTTGCAAGCGGTTGGCTAGCCGGAAGATGGGACCGGTCCACCGCCCTCGCTCATGGCGTGGAGCGTGGCAACGAGCCCCGGATGCAATGGCTTGGGCAGAGAAAGCCCGTGAAACCAGCCATATTCGGTGTGCTCGTTATTTAATATTGGCCGGAACTGCTCCCTGGTGGGCTGAACGTAGGTGTGGAAATGTACACCGTTTGTTGTGCGCTCATCGACTTTGCGGGCCTCGTGGTTGCCTGGATTGCCGGTCTCCTCGGCCGATTCGCGGTGCGCCGCATGCCGCGGATGCTCATTCTCCTCGATGTGCCCGGCCGGGATCGACCACTCGCCAGTATCTGCTCGTTTCAACAGAAGCATGTGGCCAGACTGCTGACGGAAAAGAATTCCAGCAGCCTGACGAACTCGTGCATCCTTGACCCGCTTCGCCCGCCGCTTTTCCCAGTTGGCGCGGCGTATCTCCTCTCGCCGCTCGCCAAGCAGCGCACCAGGATCAACTTGAAGCCAGTGCTTGCCGAGCTTCTTGTCGTGCTCAAGCAAGCTGACAACGATCTTCATGAGATCACCATTAAGTCTTGCACCTGAATTTCATTTGCCTCTGGTGCACGATTTGCCCAAGCATCCCACTTCTTCCAGGCAGTGCCGCCGACGACCACCTCTTGCTCGGAGAAAACGTTCTGTCCGTAGGCAGGAACGCTCACTGCCGCAGTGCGCGGTATCTGCAATCGCAGCACGACGCGGTTAGTTCCGCCATCCCAGTTGTTTGATACGCTCGACTTTACCGCGGTGGACTGAGCACCGTTGCGCTCTAGCTTGAAGGCAGGCAGCCGATAATAAGTGAAGCCGCCAGACTCGAACCTCTCTTCTGGCCCATGATACGGAATATTGATTGCTCGAAACACAGTGAGCGTCGGCATGTCCGCTTTGTCGAGCAGATACTGTGATGTTTCCCATTTGGCTCGCACATAGGCTTTGAGGCCATCCCATCCACCATTGTGATCCTGGTCAGCGTAGCGCCGCTGCTCTGGTACATGAAGATCACGCGCCCGCCCGCCAAGCTCCTCTGCAACAGCTGCCTGCAGCTCCAAGCCATTCCTGGATGCCGAGTTGTTTTTCCACGATGACCAAATTTCTGAATCAAGCGTACGCGCTGCTGCCATCGCCTTCGCGGTATCACTAAACACCCCGCGCTTCACCATCAGATCAGCCGCGCGCTCCAGTGACATATAGCGTGCGACCTGCTTGGTGCGCTCGTAGTCAACGGCGTTTCCTTTGTTGCCAATCGGGTCCCAGCGAGGCAAGCGATCAAGCTGGTTGATTGGTGCCTGGGCTATTGTCTCTTCCGGCTTCTCGACATGGCCGTGATCCTTGGCCCAATCGAATTTCTGTTTGTCGCTCATATCATTCCACATTTGGCTCTGGAAATCCTTGATGCTCTCGTCAAAGTACCCCTCCGGCGGCTCTTGCTTGTAGGCGTTGTCTTCCGCCTCCTTGTTGAACGCCTTGGTAAGCTTGTCGATCAACACCTCTTTCGCTTCTGCGCTCAATGCGCTTGGCAGCTCGCCTTTCTCAATTCCAGGAAGCTCCAACTGTGATGGATCGTAGCTCTTCGAGACAAGCTTGCTCTCGTCGAATGTGAACTCTGGATCGGTTTGACCTTCGTAATCCGCCTCATAGTGCAGATCGAGCGCATCAACCAACTGCTCGTCCGTCAATGGAATACGATAGTCTGCGCGCACCTCATCGAAGACATTGTCTTTCGCCCAGTCTGGAACCTCTGTTTTCATGCCACTCTTCGAAAATTCAGCCTTTGTGCCCCACGCATCAGCGAGACCTTGCTTCGCCTGATCAAGCGCTTGCCCGCTGTCGTACCAATTGTTTGTCTCACTATCGAGAAACTCATCGTGCGTGTTACTGTACCAATCTTCCTCAATTTCTTCCTGTTTGGCGTTGCTGAGCTGGTCCCACTCCTCTGGAGGCCCGAAGTCCTCTTCTTCATGTTCCTCACCAGGAAGCGGTTCAGGCGCACCCGCACGCGCACGCGCGAGCATGTCATCGACTATTTTGTCGAGCGCAGGCTTGGCCTGTTGATAATCGTTCTCCAGCTTGACGGCGATGTCCTTGTTCCATTTGTCGCCGCCCACGTCGATGACGCGCGGATCAAGCTTCTCTTTTGTTTGAGTTACGCCTGCCCCACCTGGAGCACTGCTGAATTGTCCGCCTCCAGGTGATCCAGCCGGTTCGTGATAGGGATTGTAGTCGTATGCCGCATCCTCCAGCGTCCCGGCTGGCACGAACGCACATCGGCAAAAGACATGCGCCGGAATCAAGCTCTCGGCGGTATCGATATCATACGGGCCACTCTCGCTGATGTCCTCGCAAACCGGGCACACATACTCATCGTCAGCGGTGAGCACATCGACTTCACCGAGCTTCGCGAGCTTACGCTGTACTTTCTCAATGCGACGGATGGTCGAGGCTGACGGCCGCTTCTTTCGTGTGCGTGAGCCAGGGCCACGCGCGCGAGCATCGAACATCAGCGAGAGGTTCATGCCCGTCGCCGCTTCCTCGGCTTCTCGGGGATGGTGCCGACACGCCGCACACCAGCATTCTTGAAGATGTTGAGCGTCGTGGTCGCGTGCGTGCGCGCGATCATCCATTCGTTCATCGCACAGGTGCGGTGGCGCATGGTGTAGATCACACCGGCAACGTCATTGGCCGCCGATGTTGGCGAGGCATTGCGCATCATCGCGTTGGTGACTACCCGGCTGATCTGCTGTTCGGCCGCCCCGACAATGCCGCGCAGCTCGTTGACCGCCATGGTCCCCATCTGCGTTACACGAGACGGATCGAGCGCTCCGGCTGGCGTGTAGCTGTGAGCGTGCCGTTGCGCGATCTCTGCTGCGTTGCGGATGTATGGACGCACCCAGCTGCCATCGACACCAAGAACCTTCTGCTGCAGCTCTGAGTGCAGCCAAGCGGTGAAGCCCTCGACCTTGTCGCCATGCGGTATCTGGCCGACGCCGCGCAAACCAATCAGATCGTTCTTGATCAAGGCTTCGCGGATGGTGCGCCCAAACGTCATCCAGCGCCCATCGCTCTCGCGCCGCATCTTGGCCCGCAGATAGTAGGTCTTGGTAGGGTCGCGACCGGCATGCGCGTCCCTCATCTGCAGTCGCGTCGGCGGCTTGCGATGCGGACGGCAGAGCGAAATCATCTCGCAGCCCATGGCATGCAGCACAAACACCCACGCCTGCCGTCCATCAGCATCTTCCTATCGCGCTTCGAATACTCAGACGGCGGGCGATCCTCGTCCCAATCACCGTCGTAATGCAGCGCTCCGCCGCGGCTCTTGAAATAGTGCATCTGTTTCAATGGTGGATGATAGGCGTGCACCGACACGTCGCGCCGTCCAGACGCTTTCGATGGCGACGTTCCGCGCATCAGATGAATGTAGGGAGCCTGTAGCGATAATGTCTGATTCTCACTCGCTACATCCTTGTTGATCGGCACTTGCAAACCACTCTCGCTCTTCGCTGCGTCTAGATAATCTGGTGGCGGATGATTCCATTCATTGTCGATATTGCCGCGCAGGACGGAAATGCCAACCTCGGATCGAACATGATCATGGATGTCGGTCTTTTCCGTATCACTCCAGCCAAGCAACCAGACAGATGGCATACCCTTGGCCTCATCGCCTTTGTGCAGCAACAACGTTGGCCGCTTGTTAGGTGGCATGTTGTCGATCAAATCGAGCATCTCCTGGCGATGCGTCAGCATCAACCATTTCGTCAAATCAGCGCTGCCGTGCTGCAGGAATTCGCCGCCCATGCCTTCAACGTGGTCTTCGATAGCCTTGATCAGCGAGGCTGGAACGCCCGGCGATGCCTTCTCACCACCGGCTGGCTCACTCTTACCGAATGTGCCAGCACCCTCTTCGGTCAATGCTTCAATACCGCCCCCTTTTGAAGCGAACTCGCCACTGGAGTGTCCTGGTGCTGATGCCGCCCGCGGCTGGCCTTCGTAGTCGCGGACTCGCCTGCGATCCATCTGCTTGCGGCCCCCCTTGCCGGTGAACTTGTTGGCCAGATGCAGGATGTGGATGATGCCGAGATCAACGCGCACGACATTCATCTGCTTGTCGTCACGCAAGATGCCATCGGCAGCGTCGAGACCGAGCTTCGCCGCCCAGGTGTGATGACCATCGACGATGTAGTCGTCCTTCGAGATCACCAACGGACGGCCAGCGAGATCAGTCGGATCATTGCCGGAGCGCAGCACTCCCATGATCCCCGCAACAGTCTTCCCTCCCAGCTCGTCCTGCGTGGCACGCAGGTTCGCCGCGTACTCGGTGCCAGTCTCGGACTTGATGCCTTGTCTTTTCAGATAATCAACAAACGCCAGCGCGTGCGGATTGTCCCTGAACTGCGGCATGCGAACGCGCGGGATGCCCTGACTCTCTGTGCAGAACAAGTTGGTGCCCTTGACGCTGACATTGCAGAGATTGAACTTCGGGGCCTTTTCTCCCTTCTTCTCCATGTCGGCGGCAACCTGACCAAGCTTGTCGATCAGCGTGCTGACTTGCTTGATCTGATTAAGCTCGACTCGCTTGTTCTCAAACAATGCCCGCGCCGCATCATCGACATTGTCAGTCTGGATGACGCCGTGCTCATCAATCTTGGCGCTCTTCGAGTATCCCTCGCCAGGATGATCCCCCGGCTCGCCCGCATAGCGCGGCTTAGCTTCCTCGCTCTTGTATTTCTCTCTGAGCTGCTCGCCGCGGCTCTTGCCGCCGCCGCTCTCGCCCGTCGTGTACTGATTGCCGCGGAACGGATGCCCAGCCTCTTCGTCGTACTTGAAGTGCCGCGCTCGATCCTCCGCCATCCGCATCAGCTGCTCGGTCGAGTAGCTGTTCAGGGCATTGTTCAATGCGTGCAGCCCGCGCAGAATCGGGTCTTCATCTGCATCGCCGTAGCCAAGCGCCTGCATGCCGGTCTGTCTTGACATCACGTCATCGGCAAACTGCGTAAGCTTTCCAACCGCAAGCCTGCACAGCTCGTGCGCACGCTTGGCATCAATTCCAAGATGATGCGCAATCCGATGTACCGCATAGCCAGCAGCCGCCCCAGCGACCGCAGCTGGGAGAAACGCTGAACCCAGCGCCATCAAGCTGCCCGTGATCGTGCTAGCAATTGTTGCGTCAAGAGCGTGCTCACTGACATGCACGCCCAATCCAATCGTTTCCTTGGCGGTGAAATGCATGGCCGCCCTGGCACCTGGAGAGCTTAGGAAGTCGCCGATCCTCTTGGCTCGGCTGCTTTGCGTCTTCTGATTGCGACCGCCGAGACCGCCGGTATGCTGATTGCCGTGGAAGACGTGGCCCACCTCTTCATCCAGGGTGAGCGCGTCCTGCATGTGCTTGGCCACCGCAGCATGCAGCTCGGCCACCTCGGGATCACCGCCCTTGCGAAGATACTCGTTGATTGCCTCGTGGTAGCTGCCCGCCGCCATGCTGTGCAGCGCGCGCTTGCGCGAGCCTTCCTTGTGCTGCTCGGCCTTCTCTTCGTGGTGCTGCGCTCGCTTTTTCAGCTCGGCGATGCGCGAGGCCCGAAGCCTGCGGGCTTCGGCACTGGCCTCGCGTGCCTCTTCGGTCCAGCTGTCCCCCATCTGGCCGCTAAAGCCGGTGTCGTCCGGGTTGG